GTCGAGCTCGGCGATCCACTGCGCGAGCCCTCCGTTGATCCCGTCGACTTGGGACTGTGCCTTCTCTCGGTCGCCTGCCTGCTCCAAAAAACAGCCGCGGAATGGATTCGCGGTCGCGGGGCGCCGGCGCAGGTAATCGTTGATCTCTTCATTGACGCGGCGGCGGAAGCCGAAGAACTCAGGCGTCAGCCAAGGCTTCTGCAGCTCCTCGATCACGCCGTCGCGGAAGCGATAGAGCACATCATCCGCGTCGATGAAGTCCTGCAGCTCGGTTGGCTCCGAGCGCGCGGCCGGTGGTATCGGTTCGACGTCAACCAACTGGCTGCTCAACACCTCGGCTAAATCAGAGGCGGTGGACTCCGGCAACAGCGCCTGCTGCACCAGCAGCATCACCGGGCGCACCAGCGGGAACAGCGACAGCAGCCGTGCCAGCCGCTGCGCCCGCTCCGAGGCGATGTAGTCGAAGGCCTCGACGATCTTGCCCGGCTCCTTCTTGAGGTCTTCTGCGGTCAAATTGCCCGGCGCCCGCGCGCGCTGTGGGTCAGGCAGATCCTGAGGCTCGGCCGCGGTGTCGAGCACCACCGCCGGGCAGGTGGCCGCACCGGCACTGCTGACGAAGCGTGCCAGTCGCTTGATGGATTCGGGCTCCAGCGTGAACAGCGGAAATCCCATCGGTGTGGGCGGCGCGGAATCGGCATCGGTCCGGAGCACCGCTTCCGGTTCGGGCTCGGCTTCCACCGCAAAGGGGTCTTCTGGCAGACAATAGCGGCTGTTCGGGCTGCCGGGGCGCGGCGCCCGCACCGGCACGAAGGCGTGCCGGCAATCGTCCGGCGACGGCTGCGTCTGCTCCGGCAGCAGGTGCAGCAGCGCCACCGGCTGCTGCCGTGCCCACATCCCGAGCCAGCCGTGATACGCGCAGGCATCCCAGGCGCCGGAGACGAAATCGCTGACGACGATGAGCAGACAGCGTCCGGTCGGGTGCAGCAGCTCCCGGGGTTTGCGCTCGGCGGCGGCACCGCGTTTGCGCAAGACCGGCCGCGGGGGCGCGGCACGTTGCGCAACCGTCGTCAGCTCCCATCGGCGCACGTCCCGGAAGGCGCCCTGTCCGGCGAGAATGCGGGCGAAGTGATCGATGGTCGGCTGCCAAACCTTCATCGACTCGCTGCGCTCCACCACCAAGGCCACCTCCAGCCAGCGCTCGGTGGCGTCGCGGAAGGCCGGGATCCAACGGCCGGTCTCCGCAAAGTTGTCCGCGGTGCGCACCTCGTCCAGGGCGTGCTGCACACGCGAGCCCACCAGGCGCCGAAACGGCCGCAGGGCGCGTCGGATCTCGAGGTCGTCCGGTAGCGGCGGCGCGCCCGGCAGCAGCAGCGTGGGACCGGCGCGCCCCGTCGTCGGCGGCCTCCATAATGGCTCTTTCCCGGACTCCGGCAGTTGCTCTGGCGGCCTTGGCGGGTCGTCTTGCGGCCACCCGGCTCCATCCAGACGAACGCCGATGGGACGCGAGTCAATAGCGCTCTCGGGCGCGTGATGCGTTTGCCGCGAGCCGGCTTGCCCCGGAGCAGCATCGGCTGCAGGCGCCGGCCCGGGCTGCGCGTCTTGCGAGTCGTTCCCCAGGTGTTGCGGGGGACCGCCGGCGGCTTGCGGCCCGTCCGCGCGGCTCTCGCGAATGCGTAGCAGCAGAAACAATGCATCGGCCAAGTCGCGCACATCGTCATCGCAGATGCGATGCCGATGCGACCTCAGCACAGTGCGAATCCAGGGCATGGGATGGAGAAATCGGATCGGTTAGTGGAGGCCGCGTCAGTGCATCGAGCCGGGCACTGGACCGAACTCCGGCCAATCCCGGCAGCCCCAAAGCACTTCCGTGACGTCCCGTAATGCCTGCCGATCGGGCGTGACCAAGTCCTGCGGGCGCGACAGCACCATCTGGCAGACGTTCAGCAACTGATCCGACCCCAGCATGGCGGAGCCGGGACGCGCTCTTGAGCGTGCATACACGAAGGCTTGCACCAGTCGCTCGCACACGCCGCGATGCTGCGCGAATGCTTCGCTCAGATCGTGGTCGGCGAAGTGTCGTTCGATGATGCGTTGCAGCTTCTCTTCGGCGGGCAAGCCGATCTCCAAATGCAGGCATCTCCGCTGGAAGGCTGGCGGAAATTCCCGCTCGCCGTTGCTGGTCATGATGATCAACGGAAAGGCGCGGCAGCGGACCATGCCGTCGGCCGGCACCTCGACCCGACCCTTTGGTTTGCCCTCACCGTTATTTCTCCAACGCTCCACATCGGGGTGACTCCAGTCGCAGGGTTTGATGGAGTACGAGCTTCCCGCCACGCCATCGGCTTCTTCGGCTTCCGTCAGCCGGGCCAGCTCCGGGATCTCGAAATACTGCTCCTCGAACAGATGCAGCAGATCGTTCGGCAGGTCGATATCCCCCTTGTCCACCTCGTCGATCAGCAGAACCCGCGGCAGGAACCTGCCCGCGTGCGGACGGCCGAAGAACGCGGTGCCGAGCGGCCCCAGTCGAAGATAGCGCTCAATGCCGCTGCTACTGCCCCCATCATTGCGAGGCTGCTCGGAATGTACGGCGTTGCCAGCCCCAGCGGCCCCGGCGAAGTGACAGGCGGCATACACCGGATCCTGCAAGCGGCCGATGGCGTCGTAGTGATATAGACCGTCCTGTACCGTCGTGCGGCTGCTGATCGGCCAGTGCAGCACCGGCTCAAGCCCAAGCTCGTGCGCGACCGCGTAGGCCAGCGATGACTTGCCGCACCCCGGCGGCCCCGTCACCAACAGCGGTCGGCGCAGGATCAGCGCCGCCGAAACGGCCTTTCGCTCCGCCATCTCCGCATAATAGCTCTGTCCCTTGCCGTTCTGCTTGGGGCGCCCCCCGGATGCAGCCTCAGTCAAACCCTCGCTTCCCGGCCCTTCGAGGGCCGGCGTCCGCCGCCAGCTCGGCTCCGGCCCGATCTGCTCCAATATCCGATCAAGACTCGGACTCGGCTCTCCGTCGGCCGTCTGCGCTACATCGGCACCGAAAATCAGCCACTTCGGGACTTGCTCGTTCGTTTCGTCGCTCATTGCGGTGGAGCCTCTCGCGGCTGGAATGGTGTTGGGATCACGCCGTGGTCCCCGTACGCATCGGCAGGTGCAGGTGCTCCGGGTCCGGAATATCACAGAAGAAGTGCCAGTCGTTGAGATCGGCTTTACCGGTGACTGCGCCCGCGCGGCGCCAGTCGCGGACATGCCGAGCGATTTCCTGCACGGTTCCGATAGCGCTAGGCGAACGCAGCGTCAATTGAAGTATGCGCCAACTCAGATCCCGGCAATGCGCTTTGGCTTTTACGCCGTGCTTCGGAAGAAATGCCAGCCAAAGCCCACGATTCAGCAACTCCCGCATATCCTCCTTCGCCGGCTCGAACTCCGGGATATGAAGCCGCTTCAACTGTAGTGCGGCGCTGCAATCATGGCGGCGAAAGATCCGGGTAGTGACACTCGCGCCTTTCGCGGCCGCGAGGATCTCATCCGCTTTCTCGCGCCAATGATCGAGATAGCGCGGCCCGCCTCTCAGACGCTCCGAAGAACGCACCACAACCGCGTGGTATTCAATATGCTCTGCTGCGGTGTTGCCGGGGCGGCACAGCCATAACTGCAGCTGCGTGGGAAAATTACCGCCGTCACAGAGCTCGCCAAGCGGCAGACACAACTCCAGCAAAACGTCCCCGCTCGCATCGGCGAGCTCTTTGGACAGCCGCCGGCCGAGAATATTCAAGTGCCCTAGCACGTCCGCTTGTCCTTTGCCTGACACGTCCGTGTCCAGTCGCTGCCAGGCGCCGTTCCGCGATGCAGACCACAACTGAGCCGACGTGACACCGCCCTGCTCGGCGATGACGTAGCGCACGCGCGCCGCGGGAACCCAACCGGGCTGAGGCTCGAGGCGACCGCAGCACCTGCCGTCCGGAAACTGGAAGCCGTGGAGGTTGGCGGTGCTGCGGATCCACTGGCGCAGCGGAACCGGATTAAGGGCCTCGGCACTGGCGCACCACAAGGCTTCCAGAACCAGTTTCGCCGCGCTCAGGCCGTGATCCTCCTCGTCGAGCAAAGCCCCCCAGTGCCGTGCCAGCGTGGTCTCTGGCGCCGCTACCTGATTGTAGACATTATTTGCGCGCAAATAGTCCTCGACGGCTCCGCGAAAGGCACGTCGCGGTATCAGTGATGCCGACAATTCATCTCGCAAGCCCCTCCATTCGCCTGGCGCAAACCAAGAGAACGCATCAACAAACCACTTCCAATCCTCCGCCGTCGCCTGAGCCGGGATCTCGTCCAAAGCCAGATACTCGTCGGCGTTGAACAACCGGCGGAGCGCTCCGACAGGTATGGCCGCGAAATCGGAGACAATCCCGCTGACCTCCCGCTGAATCTCGTCAGCGGAGCACGGTACGCGTATGACATTCCACCCAGCAAGGTCGGCGGGAATAGATGACGGCTCTCCAACAAAAATGATACGCCGGTGTCTGCTGCGGCATTGGGCCTGCAAGTGCGGGAAGCGCTTGACGATTCCCGCGATCTCTCGGTCGCCGAATGCCATCCCGCCAAACCAAAGATGCAGGTAGGCCTCATCCTCAGCTCCGTGACTAGCTGAAATGGCTTCAATGGTCAATGGCTCCAGCAGCCGCCATTGGACGGCATGACCCTGTCGACGCACTTGATCCAATAGTCGCTGTACCTGTTCCTTGTCACCCGCTCCGCAGATAGGCAAAATCGCATTCGTCACTCGTGGCGTCCTTTGTTTTTACTTTTCCCGCCGTTCGGCCGACAGAGCACTCCGAAGTGCCGGCAGGGTGTAGATGAGCCGCAGCCGGCGCAGGCGCGAGCGCGCTGCCCCCGCGCTTTACGTTGTCAGCTCAAATGGTAGTCTTCGCGTCGGCGTCTCCACCACGTACACAGAGACTCATCGTTGGCGGCATACGGGATTGCATGCATGACCGCATCAAGGACCAGACTGCGCTTCTTTGCGAGGTCCTCTGTGTGCGGTTGCGTGAGCAGATAGTGCAGCAGATCCAATTCGGTCGGCGTGTCGGGGAGCTTTCTGCGAAACGCATCGAGCACGGGCAGGAGAACGTTCGCCTTGAAGTCGGAACGGAGAAGTACGGCCTTATCCAACGCTTTGGCGAGGCTCTTCCACTCGTCCAATTCGAAATAGTCCAGTGGCAGGGATCTCAAGTACGACCATTGCCTATCCAGCCTCGCCTGATCCGGAAAGCGCAATGGGGGCTCCAGCGGCGAACCGAGCCGCTCCGCGATGCTTTGCAATGGGAAGCTGAACCAGTCTTGGTCCAACCGCTTATTCACGGCATCGACCAACAACTCATAAACCTTGGCGACGGCACCCTCGTTTGGGCAGAGTGCCAACGGACTCTTACGGTTGACGGCCTGAGCTTGACCCAGCCAATGGTCTTTGATATGACCGTCGCTGATGATGAAAGGTAGAACCTTGTCCTTAAGGTGCGGCATTTCGAATAACCGGATGTACTTGCTCGCGAAGAACGCAGAGCTGATCAGCGCGATGACAAGCTGAGAATCGGCGAGCTGATGTTGGATATGCCGGTGCCAATCTGGCTCGCCGGCGTCGAGGTCGCCGTCATACCACACGGTGCAGCCGTCATTCCTTAGTAGTTCCAGCTCGACGTCATGAATTCGCTTGCATACGTCGCCATCAAGGAGGCCTTTGGTGCTGTAGCAAATGAAGATGTTCGCGTGGACCATGTGCTTCTTGTCCTCCCAAATCCCGAATCGCGCCTCGCTGGCAGCGCGCCGACCGACGCGCGCAAGATAGCGCAAGCCCGCCCGGTCGCCAAGCCTGCGCCGACCGTCGCGTGGGTCTTCGTCGTCGCGCACGACCGCTGGGTGGCGGCTGCGACTTCGACGGAGCCGATCATCAAATGCTCGGTTGGGCTGGCTGCGCCCTCGTGCGCGGCTGCGAAGCACCCGCGCACAGTTCGGGAACTGGACAGCGCCCAGGCGGCCTAGGCAAGAGCCACAAGTGCCGGTGACGCCATCGTCCGCGCTGCCTGCGAGCAAACCCTACCAGCAGTCAAACCAAGGTAGCCGGGGCTCAAGGCCTCGTCTGCAGTGACCGAGCGTGCTGGCCTTCCACTTTAAGAGTGGGGACGGTCAGGACGGCGTGGGGCCTGCCGTGCCTGCCCGCGTCGGCCGCAGCTCAGGGTTTACAATGCGAAGCGCCTGCAAACGAGCGGGAATATCGGGAACCCGCCCGTTCGGCCTGTCCACCTTGACACTAACTTTCTGATTTTGCATTGTGCGCGGTTTGCCGCACGGGCCACTCGGGCCGCACGGGTTGCGGGCCGCATCGGCATCCAGCCATTGCCCCGCCTGGGATCGGCCGCCATCTTCCGCTGACATGACGAGAACGCTTTACATACAGACCTGGGGCTGTCCGAGTTCGACACGCACTGCACCGACTACTTCGGCGCGGAGCTTGACGGCTCGGACGCGCTGAAGGAGGCGGCCCTGCGCCGCGCCTTCGTCGCCATGTCCGGCCTCGAATGGGCGGCGGGCGTCTGGCCCACGTTCGGCGGCGAGATCCCCGCGCCTGTGAAGCTGGCGCAGAGCGTGCTGGGCCGGGTCGAGTTCCAAGCGCCCCTGTCGCTGTCGCCGACGGTCACCACTTCCGGGCGCAAGGTGCTGACCGAGGTCAAGGGCATCAAGTGGTCGCTGGTAGGGGACAAGAACAGCGTCGAGGAATCGCGGCCGGTCGTCACCATGGCGATGGACCTGCTGCGCCCGTGGCTGGAGTATGACCCGTCTAAGGATCGCTTCATCGGCTTCGGCATGATGAGTGTCGGGCCATGAGCGGCGCGGAGATCGCCGCCGAGATCAGCGCCGCCCTGCGCGAGGCTGCGACAGAGACGGGCGACGGCGAACTGATCGCCACGCTGACCAAGAAGGGCACGCAGGACAGCCCGTGGGACGATCCCGCCACGCCGACGACGCACTCCGTCGCGGTGGTGGTGACCGAGTACGATCTGCGCCACGTTGACGGCGTGCTGATCCAGGCGCAGGATCGGCGGGTTCTGGTCGAGGCTGCTGGCGTCGTCCCGAAGCCATCCGACACGCTGACCATCGGCGGTGTCGTCTACAACGTCATCCGGTCCATGCCGCTCGATCCGGGAGGTGTGGCGCTCATGTTCGAGGTTCAGGCACGCCGACAGTGATTTCAGCCCGCGCGTGGTTCGCTGCCTGGCACCTTTGCCACGGACGGCCCGACCTCGCTCGCGTGATCCTGCTGATGCCTGACTGGATGATCTGGCCATACGAGGTGATGCTGCATGGCCAACCGGAGGGAACTGAGGCGCATCGAGGCGCTGCTCTCGACCCTTGAGCCGCAGGTCCGGCAGGCCTTCATCGCCGCCATCCTGTCGGCCCGCCGCTCGGTCAACCTCGCCGATCTGGAAGCCGCTCTGAGGGCAGGAGACATAGCCCGCGCGGTCGAGCTGCTGCGGATGAACACCGCGCTGCTCTTTCCGTTGGACACCGCGCTGGTGGGCGGATACGCGGCTGGCGGCGCGATGGTGGTCGACACCGCCCGCCTCGCCGGGGTGGTTCTGGGCTTCGACGGCCGCCACGTCCGCGCCGAACAGTGGGCGCGAGATCACGTCGGCGGGCTCATCCGGGAGATTGCCGAGGATCAGGCCGCCATGGCGCGTACAGTCGTCACGGCGCAGATCGAGGCCGGCAGGGCGCCCCGCGCCATCGTGACCGAGCTGGTGGGCCGGGTGACACCGGCGGGCAGGACTGGCGGCTTCATCGGCCTAACCGAGCGGCAGGCAGAATATGCGACCCGGGCGCGTGCGGAGCTGCAATCGCTGGATCGGAACTACTTCACGCGCGAGCTGCGCGACCGGCGCTTTGACGGCACAGTGCGCCGCGCGATCCGCGAGGGCAGGCCGCTCAGCGCCGCCGATCTGGACCGGATCACCGGCCGCTACCGAGACAGGCTGCTGGCACATCGTGCGCAGACCATCGCGAGGACGGAAAGCATCACCGCGCTGCGGGCAGGGCGCCGCGAGGGCTACCAGCAGGCGATCGACGCCGGGCAGGTCCGCAACGACCTGCTGACGCGCGTGTGGGACGCCACCCTGGACAGCCGCACGCGGCCCGACCACGTCGCCATGCACGCGCAGACGGTTCAGGGCATCGAGGCACCGTGGGTGATGCCAGACGGATCGCAGATGATGTTCCCCGGCGACGGATCGTTGGGGGCAAGCGCGGCGACCACGGTGAACTGCCGCTGCTACGAGTCGTTCCGGGTGGACTGGCTGCGCACCGCCAACCGCTAGACCTGCCGCCCCATCCATGCCAGGCTTCGATCTCATTGCATGATCGGAGATTTTCGTGAGGAACCTTGCCCTTGCCGCCGCGCTCATCCTTTCCGGGTGCGTGCAGACCGTGACACCCGAGGACGTGGCCGACGCGGGCCCCCGCCCGGACAACTACCGCCAGCTCGTCGCACAGGAGCTTCGCACGACGCTCTACGACCCCTACAGCGTGATGGACGCCGCGATCTCCGAGCCGCGGGTGCACAACGCCATGGCCGGCCCGCGCTGGAATGTCTGCTTCCGGGGCAACGCCCGCAACCGGCTGGGCGCCTACACCGGCCTCAATTATGTCGTCTTCGTCATTCGGGACGGCAGGATTACCGCCAGCGCCAGCGAGGGCGCGCAACTGTCATGCCAAGGGGCCACCTTCGGGCCGTTTCCCGAACTCGGCTAGGCCCTGATCCACCAATAGCGGCAACGCATCGAGACAGGGCTCCGCTTTGGCGGGGCCTTTTGCCATGGGAGACCGCCAATGGCCAAGTCGTTCAAGGCGCAACTCCGCGACTTCGGTGAGAAGACAGAGCGCAAGATGACCGCGATCTTGCGCCAGTCGGCTCAGGACGTGTTCGACGACGCGCAGACCCCGGTCGCACAGGGCGGCAGCATGCCGGTCGATGAGGGCTTCCTGCGCAACAGCTTGGTGACCGAGATCAATGGAGGGTCGGTCGGGCAGGGCGCAGACAGCTACGCGCTCGCCATCGCGCAGCTTGAGCCCGGCGACATGCTCAGCGGCGGCTGGACGGCGGAATACGCCCGCGCCCGCCACTACAAGCCCGAGGACTTCGGCCAGGGCGGCGGCATGTGGCGCGACAAGGCCGCGGCCAAATGGCAGGGCATCGTCGATGCCAACGCCCGGAAGGTCGCGAACCAATGAACATCGGGGCAATCGAGGACGCGCTCGGCCTGCATCTGGAAGCCCTCCCCGGCGTTCCGACAATCACTTGGGCGAACAAGTCCGCCAGCCCGGATAAGCCCTACCTGACGACGCTTCATGCGCCGGTGAGCCAGATCAACCCGACGCTGGACGGATCGACACCGACGGACAACGTCGGGCTCTGGCTGGTCACGGTGGTCGTCGACGGCGACACCTTCACGACAGAGGCCAACAGCATCGCCGAAGACGTCAAAAACCATTTCCGGCAGGGCGCCCGGATTGATGCCACCGGCGGCACGGTGATCGTCGTGGATCGGGTCGCCATCGTCGGCGGCTTCCACGACCAGGCCAACAACTGGAACGTCCCGGTTCGGGTCACATACAGGACGGAAACATGACCGATCGCATCACGATGAAGCACAAGGACTATCCCCGCGCCATCGCCCGCCCGCTCGCGGCGGCAGTCCCCCAGTGGGAAGCGAAGGGATGGACGGTTTGCCCCGCGCGCGGGCTGGCACCCGCTGAAAAGCGCGCTCCCAAAACTGCCAAAGTGAAAGGGCAATCTGATGACCAGAACACACCTGGGTAAACAAGTCTGGGTCGCTGACGGCGTTCCCGCAACCAATGACGCAGCCGGATTCGCAGCTCTGACATGGATTCGTGTCAACGGATTTGTCGGGGGATTCCAGCTCGGATTCGCCGCCAGCAACATCGACATCCCCGACCTCGCCGAAGGCATCACGCTCGGCGCCAAGGGAATGCGAACGGGCAACGACAGCACGGGGAACTTCCGGAACGTTGCGTCGGACGCGGGCCAGGAGGACGTCAAGGGCTACGCTGACGATGAGACATCAGGTCACTCCCTGAAGATCATCTCGGCCGGCGCTGGCGTCGACGCTGAGACCGGCGACGCGGTGCAGTACGCGCAGGGCTAGAAGTCGCACCTGGCTCAGGGACTCGCCATCCGCGCCATCCAGCAGGGCTTCAGCGTGAACTTCACCACCGCCGACGCGCTGATCGACAACCTGCAGCCCGCATAAGCCACCGACATGCTCACGACCACAAACGTCGTCGTCTACATCCGAAGGGATGGCGGCTCATGGGTCCTGCTGAAAGGCTATGTCGGGGGGCTGCTTCTCGGCATGACGTCGGAGACCATCCAGCGCGATGGTGACGACGACGGCATCACCCGGTTCTTCAAGGGCGGCGCCAACGGATCGCAATCTCAGATCGGCTGCAGGCTGATCGAGGACGACCCCGGACAGGTGCTGCTTCGCGAGTTGGCCGAGTACGACGACGAGGGCCTCGGCGGCGTTCGCATCGACTACCCGCAGGGCATCAGCATCATCGCTGACGGCCTGTTCCACGGGCTGGCCGAGAACGTCGTCGACCCCGACACCTATCAGGGCTTCACCGCTTCGTTCACGCAGAACGAGCCCGAAGCCCGAACGTAACCCCGCGCAGGGTGAGGCGGCCGGCTGGGGACAGGTCGGTCGCCTCTCTGTCCCACATCGTCCCGAAGGAAAACGCCATGGACTTCACGAAATTCGACACGGCCGCCAGCGCATCGGAATGGGTGCATCTGGAGATCGAGAAGCGCAAGCTCTACTGGGACGGCGAGAGCGTGACCCTGGACGAGACCGACAAGCCCTGCCGGGTCCGGCTCAAGGGCGTCGGCTCCAACGAGGTTTTCGCGGCGTTCGAGAAATACCAGCGTGCCGAGATGACCCACGCCAACCACCTGAAGAAGGCGCGCGACGCCGAGATCGACGCGATCACCGCCAGCCACGCCGAGAAGGCGGAGACGCTGATGGACGACCTGATCGTCGCGGCCTGCGACGACTGGGAAAACATCCCGTTCGACGGCAAGGAAGAGAAGCTGACCCCAGCCCGCGTCCGGCAGTTGATCGACCGCAAGGCCGGCCATTCCCGCCGCTCGATCCGGGCGTTCCTGTTCAAGTCCATCGCGCAGCGCCGCGCAAATTTGACCGACGCCGCATAGGGCTGCGAACCTATGCGGCGCAACGGGGCTGGCTTGAGGCCGTCCCCGAGAAGCATAGCGAGCCGCGTTACTACGTCTTCGGGTGGGACCTGCCCGACCTCGATGCCGACGAATACCTGCACGACATCTGGCGCGAGTGCGGTTTTCGCAAGGCCGGCGAGATCGTCGCTCCCTTGGAGTGGCGGGAGTTGCAGGCATACGCGGACGTCACCGGCACATGCCTGACGCACGAGGAATGGCGGATCGTGATGGAAATGTCGGTGTCCTACTGCAGCGGGCTGATGAACCGCCGGCCGTTTTCCATGTCCCCGGTAGAGAAGGCAGCCCGCGATGACTGACTTCGCCACCCTCGGCATGGACATCGACAGTTCTGGCCTGACCGACGGTCAGCGCGAGCTGCGCCGCCTCGAGGATGCCGGCGCGCGGGCCGAGCAGCGCCTTGGCCGGTCGAGCGATGTGATGGCGGCAGGCTTTCGGGGCATGGCGCGGGCTGCCGGGTCTCTTGCAGGCGCGATCGCGGCGGCGTTTTCGTTCCGAGCGGTAGTCAGCACTCTTTCGGAGTTCGAGACAGCCATGTCGCGGGTGGCAGCTGTGTCCGGTGCCACCGGGATGCAGTTGCAGCAGTTGCGCGAGACGGCGATGGAGCTGGGCCGCACGACTGAGTTCAGCGCAGGGCAGGCAGCAGACGCCCTCGGCTTCCTGTCGATGGCTGGCTTCGAGGCGTCCGAGAGCATGGCGGCAATCCCCGCTGTCCTGGACCTCGCGACGGCATCCGGCATGGATCTGGCCTCGACAGCTGACATCGCCTCGAACGTGCTGTCGGGCTTCGGTATCGCGGCAACGGAGGCGGGGCGCGCCGCAGACGTTCTGGCCGAGGCCGCAAGCGCCACGAACACCAACGTCTCGCAGCTCGGGCAGGCCATGTCGACGGCAGCGCCCATCGCCGCATCGCTCGGCATCTCGATGGAAGAGACCGCCGCCGCCATCGGCGTCATGTCCGACGCCGGTATTCAGGGCGAGCGCGCGGGCACGGCTCTGCGCGGCGTCTTTGCCTCACTGGCGGGGCCGACGACGCAGGCCCGCGATGCCCTTGCGCAGTACGGCCTGACTGCCGCAGACGTGAACCCCGAGACCAATGATCTTGCGGACGTGCTCGACCTCCTGCGAGAGCGTGGCCTGAGCACCGCTGACGCCATGACCATCTTCGGGCGTGAGGCGGCATCCGGCGCGCTGGTGATGATCGACACTGCGGAGCGCGTGCGCGATCTGACGACCCAATTCGAGGGGGCGACGGGCGCGGCGACCCAGATGGCAGGCGTCATGCGCGACAACCTCGGAGGCGATCTTGCCGGGCTGCGATCCGCGTTGGAGGGGCTCATCATTTCGCTTGGCGACAGCGGCGTCACCGGCGCGCTGCGCAGCGTGACGCAGGCTTTGACCGAGATGGTGCGCTTCGGGTCCGAGAACATCGGCCTGGTGGTCGGCGCGGTGACGGCGCTCGGCGTGGTTCTGGCGGCGCTTGGTGCGCCGTTCATCGGCATCGGCATTGCCATAGGTGGCATCGTGACCGGCGTCGTCGTCATGGTCAGCCGCATCAGGGAAGCCTTCGGCACCCTCGGCAACGCGATGACTGCGGTGCGCGACGTGATTTCCGAGGTTTTCGACCGGATCAACACGCGCATGGTGGCATGGCAGACCGCCACGGCGGCGACGATCGAGACCGTCAAGGGCACCTTCTACAGCATTGCGGAAACGGCGGCGACAGCCATGTCGTCGGCCATTGGCGCGGTGGCGCAGGGCGCGCAGGGGCTGGTGAACACCGCGGCCTCGGCGATCGAGAGCATGATCAATACCGTGATTTCGGGCGTCAACGTCCTGATCGAGGGGCTGAACCAGCTTCCCGGCGTGGCGATGGCTACACTGGCACCTTTCGCAGCGGGCCGGGCGGATTTCTCCGGCGCGACGGGCGGAGTTGACGCACTCACGGAGCGCATGACGGCGCTGCGCGGTGAAGCTGATGCGAATGCCAACAGCCTCAGCGGTCTTGCCACGCTCCTGACCGATCTGGCCGGGCAGCCGCTGGACAGCGTCGAGGCCATCCGCGCGGCATTCCGCGGCGAGGCGTTCGGCGGCCGCAGTCGTGGGGCCGGGGGTTCCATCGTCGGCCCTGACGGCACGAGCATCCCGTTTGAGGCGGGCGGCGGCACGGGCACTGGCACTGGTGCTGGCGCCGACGGCGGAGGTGGTGGCGGCTCGGGTGAGGACCCCATGACCGCCCTTCAGGCCCTGCTTGGCACCGATGACCCCCGCGCCGAGATCGAACTTTGGTACAGTGAAGCCATGACCGCGCTGGCTGAGGCGCAACTTATCGAGCGCGGCCTGCACGAGGAACATGCCGCCTACCGCCTCCGCATCGAAGAGCTGTATCAGGATCAGCTGATGGCGCTTCGCCGCCGGCAGGCCGACGAGAACCTCGGGCACTACGAATCCTTCTTCGGAACTATGGAAGGCGTCTTTCAGAGCGGCAGCGAGCGGATGCTTGGCATCAGCCGGGCCTTCGGGCTTGCCGAGGCGGCGATCAGCATCTGGCGCGGTGCTGCCCGTGCGCTTGAACGGCCTTTCCCCGCTAACCTTGCCGCGTGGGCTCAAGTGCTCGCGACAGGCGCGAAAGCGCTTCAGGGCATCAAGTCGGCCAAGCCGGGCAATGCAAACCTCGGCGGCGGCGGTGGCGGGCAGGCCGCAGCGGTCCCGGCCCGCCCGACGCAGAACGTCGTGATCGACATGGTGAACGCCTCGGCGGGCCAGATCAGTCAGGTGCAGAACCTCGTTGACCTGATGACCGAAGCATCCCGGCAGGGCTATGACCTGAACGCACTGGTGAGGGGCCGATGATCTACATCGCAACAGGGTTCACCGGGACGGTCTACCCGCTCAACCATGGTCGGGTCTGCTGGAACTGGTACGACGGCACCGTGACCGCCAGCACGTCGGCCAGCGGCTTTGCGGCGGTCAACGCCATGCCGCCCCGGACGGACAGCGCATGGCGCCCCACGGCCATTCCTGCGACGTGGGATTTGGCCTTTGCCAGCGCGCAGGACGTCAGCTTCATCGGCATCGCCAAGCACGATCTCGGCACGAAGAACGCGACGATCGCCATCCAGCGGGACATTTCTGGCGGCTCCGAAATCTACGCGTCCTTCGACGGTCTCGGCGCTGTGCAACCCGAGGATGACAGCCCGCTCCTGTTTCTGGTGCCGGTGACGAACGTTGACGGCCTCAGGATCGAGATCACCGCAGCGGACGCGCCCCCGACGATCGCGCTGATCATGGCGGGCGAGGCCATGGAGATGCCCCGGCCTTTCACATGGACCGGCCAGCCGATCACCGAGGGGGACCGCATCGGATTCGAGAACACCATCTCGATGACGGGCAACTGGCTTGGACGCACGAAGGTGAGCGACGGCCAGCAATTCGAGTTGACCATGCAGCACGCCAGCGAGGCATGGCGGCAGGGCGCGTTCGCGGACTTCAAGGCCTATGCCAACGGCGAAGATGCGGCGTTCTTCATCGCGGCCCGGCCCGGCACCTATCCGAACGAGCTGGCCTATGCGTGGGCGACGGAAGTCGTCACCGCCTCGCGCGAGATGCCGAACAAGAACATCAGCACCAGCGTGACGCTGAGTTGCCAGGGGCTGCGCCCGTATGTCTGACGAAAGCACCTATGGCCGCAAGCCTGTCGTCATTGTCGAGCTGATCCAGCCGAGGTGCAGCAACCGCTTCGGCGTGTCGCCCTGCACCGCGACCGGAACGCCGAAGTGCTACAACTGCTACTGGACCTGCCTCGATCGGGAAAACTACAACACCGACGGCTCGATCACGTGGCGGTTCACGCGGCCCCGCGACGAGGTCGGCTGGCTCTACGAGGAAGCCGACGCCGACAACATCAAGACCAACGGCATCCCGATTCTGGTCTCGGCCACGCATTCGTCGAGCCGGATCAACCCCGGCGCGGCGCGGACTGGGGAAAGCCCGCTTGGCCGATTGGCAACGGCGCAGGTGGTGCTTGAGAACGCCGTCTGGGACGATCACGTCGGCGACTTCTACCTCGCCGACCGGACGCCGCCCGCGCGCCCCGTGGGCTTCTGGTCCCTCTTCGATGCCCGCAACCCGTTCTATCCGGGCATGGAACTGGTGATCTATGAGGGCTACGAGGGGCAGGCACTCGCCGACATGCAGGCCCGTCGCTTCGATGTGGAGCAGATCGAGGGGCCGGGCAGCAGCGACCGCTACACCATCTCCTGCCGCGATCCGCTGGACCGCATCCGGGGCAAGAACGCGAAGTATCCGCCGACGTCGCAGATCGACCTCGCCGCAGACATCGACGACGCCACGACGACGATTCCGGTGATCTGCCTGGAGGCGGAATTGTCGGCCAACTACGGAAACACCGGATCGACCCGCTACATCGTGATCGGCGACGAGGCGATCAGCTACACCGGCTGGACCGGGACGGAACCCGAGTTCACCCTGACCGGCGTGAAGCGCGGTGTGCTGCGCACGCAGGCCGACGAGCATGAGGCCGACGCTGCGATCCAGCGCGGGGCCTACCACGTCAACCATCGGCTCTACGAGGTCGCGCAGTACATCCTTGAGGATCACACCACCGTCAAGAACTCATACGTCAATGCTGACGGCCAGTGGGACGAGGAGGGCGGCACCTATCTGTCAACCCTTCGGTGCCGCACGTTCATCCCCGAGCCTGTGGATGTCGAGGATCTCATCGGCGAGTTGGGCCGTGACGGGCTGTTCTCGATCTACTGGGACGATCGCAAGCAGACCATCCCGCTGCTGGCTGTCAGGCCCCCCAAGGGTATCCCGACGGTCTGGACCGAGGATGACAACCTCGCCGGCTTCTCCAAGCGCAAGGTGATCGACGACCGCATGACGCGGGTCTCCATCTTCTTCCGGCCGCGAAACTTCCTCGAAAGCCTGACCGAGCCGAAGAACTACGAGAACCGGCGCATCAGGATCGACGCCGAGGTGGAGAGCGAAGTCGCGGCCGGCGGCAAGATTTTCGAGAACACGATTTTTTCGCGCTGGACGCAGACCTTCGGCAACGCGCTCCTGGTCGGGGCCTCGCTGATCCTGCGCTACCGCCTGCCGCCGCAATACCTGACACTGGAACTCGACGCCAAGGACCGCAGCGTCGAGATCGGCGAAGTGATCGACCTGTCCACCCGGCACATCATGGACAGCGAGGGCAACCGTCTTGTCACCCGCTGGCAGGTGATCGCGGTAGAGGAGCCGCAGCCCGGCTCGCGCATCCGGGTTGAGCTGCAGTCCTACGCCTTCATCGGGAAATCCCATCGCTGCTGCTCGCAGCCCTTGCAGCGGGTGGTGACTGATTTTGGTGCCGATGTGGCCTTCGGGCAGGTGGTCGGCAAGCTGCGCGAGCACTACGGTGTCGTGCTGGCAGCGGAGACCATCCGCGGGCTCGTCGAAAGGCATGCACAGGGGATGCTCGAGCAACATAGGCCGGCTGAGGACTGGCCGAGCACGGCGGGTGCGCCTTGGCTGGTGGCCGAGATGGACGGCGGCATGGTGCCAATCGTCAGCGTCGATCCCGCGCAGCGCGATCGGCGCAAGGGCAAGCGGCTGGAGTGGAAGGAGGCGAAACTCGCACTGGTGCGCGCACAAGCGAGTCGTGAACTGCACTATGGCGGCACGCTGCTCGGCGGCGTGCAGGGCGCCGGCCGCTGGCTGTTTGATTGCGCCCGCCGCGCGGGGTTGGGGAGCAATACCCGGGTGCACAGCGTTGGCGACGGCGCCAGCTGGCTCAGCGAGCAGGTTGAGCAGCGCTTTGGCGAACGGGGCACGTTTCTGGTCGATTTCTACCATGTCAGCGAGTATCTCGGTGAGGCCGCCAAGCGCTGCTCAGCACAGCCGGAAGCCTGGCTGCGCACGCAACAACAACGCCTCAAGCACAACCAGCTCCCTGCGGTGATCGCCGAACTACAACCCCATGTGACGCCGAACAGCCCGCCCGATGAACCCGTCAACGCCTGTCATCGCTACCTCTGCAACCGGTCCCACCAGCTCGACTACCAAGCGGCCCTGGCGCGGGGTTTGCCGATCGGTTCGGGCGAAATCGAAAGCGCGCACCGCTACGTCGTGCAGCAACGGCTCAAACGCCCCGGCGCCTGGTGGACGCCGGACAACGCCGAGCGCATGCTCGCGCTGCGGCTCAACCGCGCCAACAACCGCTGGGACGCCTACTGGGATGACTACATCAAGCAAGCCGCGTGACTGATTCGGCCGGCGCGTCAGTTTCGGTCGCACCCCGCGCCGACTTTACCCTTCCAATTCGAGGCCACACCAGTCATACTTGTAGGTTAAAGTCCACCGGGCCCACCTACATCTGACGGCTCAATTCTTCGCCCAGCCCAAGCCAAACCACTGCGGCCATGCGAGCAACGACCCGATGAAACTAGTCGACTACCAGGATCCGCGCTCTTTGTCCTCTCGCCTGCGCATGCGCCGTATGCGCATTCTAACGTCTCTCATTGATGAAATCGCCGCTGCTTCACCTTCCCGCATACTGACGATCTGCGATATCGGTGGGACAGTTACATACTGGCAATTATTCCCGTTCCAGCGATATTCATCGATTCACTTCACCATCGACATTTACAACCTCACCTACCCCAACTACGACCGTTCCCCGAATGCCGTATCGACACCGAATGCAAGCTTCCACACATTCGTCGCCGACGCGACGAACCTCCGCCGGATAAAGAACCTTCAATACGATCTCGCACACTCCAATTCTGTAATAGAACACCTTTCGGGTCTCCAAGGCGCGCGCGCGATGGCTTCCGAAACCCTGCGCATAGCCAAATACCACTTCGTACAAACGCCAAGCTTTTGGTTTCCTCTGGAACCCCACGTTCTGCTGCCGCTTTACCCATTGATTCCACGCCCGTTGCGCTGGCGCCTACTTATGCTGTTAAAAGGACACACATTCGAACAAGGTCTGACTCGCGATGCGGGGATATGGTTGCTCGACAAGTACCTCCTTCGACATTTGTTCCCACAATCCCGAATCTTCACGGAGCGTGTTTTTGGTGTACCCAAAAGCTTAATCGCTCTGTCCTTTGTTGAGCGCCACACGGTGACTCCGCCTGCCCGCGGCAATTTCCCGCCGAGTCAGCCCACGCGCAATACGAGGCAGTCAGAGCCCGCCGATCCGGCTCAGGTCCACCGTCCATGA